GGGGCTGGGAGACCCGTGCAAACGGACGATCAGTTCCTTGCCAACTTCTCCAACCCCGACCACCCGGAGAACGACATGACTAGGGCTGTGGAGGTGCTTAGGAAGCGGGGCCAAAGCCCCGTATAGGAGAAAGACATGCCTAGTGGCGAAACGGTAACTCAATCACTCGCTGATTCGTTGCCGTCGGTAATTGCTCAGGCTCGCATCATACGCGAGTACAAGGGCGTGATGACTCAGCTTGCCGACAGGGTGACGCTGGGAGAAGGTGTCGGAAATACGTGGCACGAGATTTCGCTTTCGCAGTTGACCGCGAGCGCGATCACGGAAAACACGGAGTCTCAGAACCCTCAGCAGCTTTCCGACACCGACTTCTCGATCACGCCGACGATGTTCGAGGTCCACACTGTCATCACGCATAGGGCGGCCCGGAACATCTCGAAGAACGTCTTTGCGAAGACAGGTTCACTCGGTCAGAACGCCATCGAACGGAAGAAAGATGAGGACGGTATCACCGCCCTTGACGCTGCGACCACTTCGTTGTGCGGGACGGGCACCACGCTCGCCTCCGGGCACATTGCGGCTGCGGCCTCCCGTATTCGCGGCAACACGACTGAGGCGTGGGACGGGCCGATTGCGTTCGTCCTGCACAGCTTCCAGATGAAAGACCTGTACGACGAACTGGTTGCAGGCGTAGGGACGTACCCTGTGCCCGCAGGCACGACGGCAGAGGTCTTCAAGGGTGGCTTCAACCTACGTATCGCGAACGCGACGGGCTTCACAGACGACAACATCACCATCGACGGGACACCGGACGCCAAAGGTGGCGTCTTTGCGTCGGGCAAGAACGGTGCTCTCGTGCTCTGTCAGGCGCGGCAGCCCTGGGTGGATGTGGTCGAGAACAAGAAGTACGGTGGCGGGGCTACGGAAGTCCTGCACCGCGACGAATACGCCTACGCGGAGAGGTCCGCGGGGAATTGGTTGTACGAGATTCAGAGTGACGCGACCGTGCCCACCAGTTAGGCGTAACAACGAGTAGGCTTTCATTAGCCTGATGGTCCCCGAAAGGGACTAGGAGAGAGAAATGCCACAGGGACAATTCGGAAAGGTCCGGGCCTTCAATGACTTCACCTCGCCAATGGGTGACATCTCTTGGGGGTCTGGACAGGTAGACCTTGGCGGTGGAGTCGGCTTTGTGTCCGTAAACGAGGGCACTGTCAACGAGATCACCGACGAGGGAAACGGCAAGCTTCAGTTCCTTACGGACACCGGCGACAACGACAATGTGTGTCTGCTCGCCGGGAAGTTCCGTCCTGCTGAACACCCCGTTATGGAGGCGCGGTTTACGGTCGCTGACGACACGAACGTGGCCTTCTTCGTCGGCTTCACTGAGACGATGGCTTTCGACACGCCTGTCATGCCTGCGGAGCACGCGACAGCCACCATGACCTATCAAGGTTCGGGCGGCATGGTCGGTCTCCAGTACGACTTGGACAGCACCACGTCTGACTGGCGTGCGGTCATGGGCGACGGTGGCGCGGCGATCTCGGATTCCGGCACTACCGGGGTTCGGGCCAGCGATGCGCCGGTCGCGGATGAGTACCAAGTCGTTCGCGTGGAGCTCCACTCGGACGGCAGCGGCAGTGTGTACTTGGATGAAGAGGTGGTCAAAAGGTTCGACACAGGAACGCTTTTGACGACCACGGACTTCTTCTACGCCGTGCTGATGCTCGAAAACCGCGAGGGCGCGGCTAAGGAACTGGAAGTGGACTACTTCTTCGCTGAGGCAGCGAGGGACTGGTCCATCTAACCCCAAAGTCGTCTAGCCGGGGCCTCTTGGCGGGCAACCGTGACTTGGCCCCGGTTATGAGACAAAACAGGAAAGGAACGACATGGCAGAGTTCAAGGTTGGTCGCCGCAAGTCCTCCGTTGGAAACGCGGAGCCTGCGGCCCTAACTCAAGACAGCGTAGCCATCACCCGCGACTCGATCCTCCAGTGGAAGCTGGAAGGCAAGGTGTTCTTTGCCCAGTTTGGCGACGCGGCCACCAAGGAAGCCTTCGTAGAGACGACTTACGACGAAGACCAGCCGTCGTGGGCGATGCGAGTGCCGGAGGGGACTTTGATGATCCCGCTGGCGCTGAACGTGACGCTCGAAGACCTAGCGGGAACAGAGAGCCACGCTGTCTGGTCCAAGACCGACAACGACATCGGCGACGGTACTTCCACGAGCGTAACGCCCGTGAACTACCGAAGAGACAACAAGGCAGCCCCCACGGTGAAGGTGGCGAAGCTGTATTCCGGCGACGCTACGGCGGCCACCGGCCTTGTTGAAGTCAAGCGGTTCTACCGCCCGTTCGCCTCGGCAGCGGTGACTGACGGCTTCAACCTGCACGACTGCCCGTGGTCTATCAACGACCCGGACATGCCGTTGCTTCTCGGTCCTGCAACGCTTCAGCTTCACGTCATCGCAACTACCACTGACCCCGAGGGGTACATGGAGTGCACATGGGTGGAACTGGACGCTGACGAGATGGGCCTGTAAGAACCAGGCTGGCCATCTAACGGGGGCTGGGCCGAAATTAGTCCCCTTCATACAACCCTCGGTTCAGGTGCCGACCTTCGGCACTGAGGAGAAACAGAAATGGCACTTCCACCCAAGTACAAGGGTTGGCATTGGAGCACGCGCGACGCGTCCAACCCGACTCTCGTCGCAGTGCTGGACGACACCAGCAAACAACTGCACTTTGCAACAGCGGCGGATGCTGAGACTGACTGGGCGGTGTCCGCGGCTACGCACCCCACCCTGTTCATCCACAGCGAAACAACGCCGTCCACGGACTACCTGAAGATCGGCGACCACGACGGTACTGAGGCGACAATTGATGTCGTCGGCGGGACCACGCTGGACTTTGATATCGCCGGAACCACAGTGGTGACGGTGATCAACTCCGCAGGTCTCATAGTCGCTGATGGGCAAGGCATAGTTGTGGGGGATGAGTCGCAGGAGACGATCTCTGATGGTGGTGGAGACACTGATGTGGTCCCCGAGGTGCAAATCCTCGGCACTACTCAGGCAGACTCTACCCTGATGATTGCTCAGTTCAATGCCACCAACGCCTCGGGTCCGATGCTCGCCTTCGTGAAGAGCGGTGACGCGGCCATTGATGGCTCGCACGTCACCGTAGCCGATAACGAGTACCTTGGGCGCATCGTGGCCTTCGGAGACGATGGAACGGACCTAGAGTCTCCGGCGGCTGAGATTCGTTTCGTAGTAGACGACACCCCAGCCACAGGCGAGATGGGCGGCAGCATTGAGTTCTACACTACGGCGGATGGCGGCGAGACCCTGACGGCCTGCGCTACCTTCGATGTGAATCAGGACTTGCTTTCGGACGACGCCGGTGGCTACGCGCTGATGGCCGGGGCAGCTTCCACGACCGCCCCGACGCTTTGCCCAGACCGGGCCAGCACGACGACAGGTCTCGGGGGAAACGCCTCAACAAGCCTGGATGTCATCGTCAATGGCAACCGAGCGTTCTACGTTGAGGCGAACGGGGAATTGTTTGCTGACGTAGATGCCGATGGAGGCGCGTACCTGACGAATGGGATAAACCTATTCGATGAGTACGACGACGCTGTGGAACTTCAGCGTTTCGCCTACACGACGCCTGGGGTGCACCTAGTCGCCCCCGAAGTCACCGAAGACCAGCGAATGGCAAACCGAGAGCGGATGGTCGAACTTGGAGTTTTCGAGAGAGACCCCGACTTCCCCTCTGGGATGAAGTACCGGCGCTCCGCAATGGACAGACTTCTCGCTGGCGGAATCTACCAGAACCGCTGGCGGATGGACGGCCAGTACGACGCGCTGGACAAACGGATAGCGTCATTGGAAGCGGCGACCGCTTAGCAGCAAAGGAGAGGGTCTATGAACCCCCATGAAGTCATTGGAAGAGCCGTTGAGAGGGCCGAGAACGCTGAGGAGCAGGCTCGCGCTTTGCTGGGTCTGCTCCAGCAACTCAAGGAGGGAGACGTATCGCTTGACCAGGTTGAGGTCACGGCACAGGGACTCAGCGTAAGCCCGCCGGAGGAGAAGGATGCCCCCAAGCCTAGAGGTAGCGGCGCTAACGGTAAGAAGTGACGAACCGGCGTGGCAACTTGAGGAGCGGACCGTCCACATTCCCTTCTCAAATCTTGTCCGCCGTCATCAGTTCATCACCGTGGCCCGCAACGACCGTCTTGTAGTGTGGAAAGACGATCTCGGAGACGCTTCCCTCTTTCCGCACGCGCGTCCCATCTTCATACGAGGCGGGTTTGTAGATACGAACGGGAGAGGGCATGTCTACGAGACCGTCGGCACGCTCAGAGAGATAGCCGAGGGCATCCGCAACCGCACGAAAGCGGAGTGGGACGCCATATACGGTGAAGTGCCGGAACGCGACTGGAGGACAGAATACCACGAAGAAAGGGAGCGCCGCGCTAGGACGCATAAGACGCTCCCGGTAGCAAAGTGAGGCTCAAATGGTAACGCGACACGCAGAAAACGAGAGCGTCATTCAAGAGGGCGAGAAGGCTCTTGAGGAAATGATGCTTGATGCCGAAGAAGCCCCAGAACCCGGCAGTAGAGAAACGGTGGTGAACCGCCCAAGCGCGGACGTTCCGCTCCCCATGACGGTGGGAGAGTTGTCCAGCGCAGGCTGGGTGTACGTCTGGAACCAGTTTACCGGCGACCGGAGTCTCTGTAACCGGAACACCCTGGGCACACAGCTTCTGAAGCGGGACGAGCAGGGGAGACGGGTGTTCACCACGCAAGACCCCGGTATCCGACCGGCGCGCGGGAACTTCCTCTGTATGCTCCACAAGGACCACCCTGACAGGGTGTTCCACGATGCTCTCGGTTTGCCCACATGCCCTGCCGGACATCTGCGGAACGAGTACAACGTCCGTCTCCACATGCAGCACCGGCACAGGAGTGAGTGGGCTGTCCTTGAGGACGAGAGGCGCAAACAGACGGAGGAAGAAGAGAGACAGGTTCGGCGGGCGATCATCGACAGGAGTACCGCACCCACACCTGTCCCCGTCGAGACCACACCCGCATACTCGAAGTCGTGCCCGGAGTGTGGCAAGATCATTACCGCTGACTCGGAGGCGAAACTGAACCGAAAGCTCGGCTCGCACAAGAGGTACGCGCACTCTAAGAAGTGAGGCAGCACCGTGGCGACCCTCATCAGTCAAACGAGGGAAGAGATAGCCGTAAGTATAGGGTACAACCTCGGCTGTCTCTATCTGGGCACCTGTACGGGCACAGGAAGCACCACTACGTGGGTAGACGCGGAGCTTGAGAACTCCGATGACTACATCAACGGGAAGTGGTGGAGGGGCACGTCTGGGAACAACGATGCAAAGGTACGCCCGGTCGATGACTACGACGGAGGCACTACGACGGGGACCATACGTGGGGATGCCCTAACCGCCACGGCGGATGGCGACACCTACGAACTCTGGGATGGTGACGTTCGTCCCGCGCTGGTTCACAACGCCATCAACCAGGCGATTCGCTCTGTCCCGCGCAAGGGTGCGCCATCAGTAACCGACGAGAGTCTTCACACAGGGCAAAGCATCCGTAGCTTCGCCATTCCCTCGACGGTGATTGGGATACGGAAGGTGGAGGTTCTGGCTTCGGCCACGGGCGAGAACATCGAAGAGTGTGACGACGCATGGAATGAGCAAACGGTTTCTGGCGTCACGGTCGTTCTTGACGACGAGGATTGCCGCCACGGGGCTGCCTCCAACCGTTTCGCCACGGTCAGCATTGGCGCAGACACCGTTCTGGCCTCCGAGGTAGTCTCGCTAGACCTCTCCGGCTACACGCACGTCGAGTTCTGGATAAAGAGCACCGTGGCGACTTCGGCTGGGGATTTGGTGCTGCGTCTTTCCGCTACGGCAGATGGGGCCTCCTCGACAGACGACCTCTCGGTTCCAGCCCTGGTTGCGAATACGTGGAAGCGATGCAGGGTGGCGCTTGCAAACCCGCATCTAGATACCGCCATCATCTCCGTCGCCCTCGTGCAAGTTACGGACCTCGCAGACGCCTACTTTTGGATCGACCACGTTCAGGCTGCGATGGACAACACGGGCACGTGGGTTCCAATCAACCGGAACCACTGGTCAATTGATTCGGACGCGCGAGAACTCGTCTTTGACTATGGTCCGCCCTCGTACCACTGGTTGAAACTCACGGGTGCTCAGAAGCCAACGGAGTTGAACGCAGATGCTACCGAGTGCGATATCGTACCTGCTTGGATAATCGCCAAAGCCACGGCCATCGCTATGCGTGCGACGGGCGACAGGCTCTCTGATAGGCGTGAGGTGGCGCATCAGGAAGCGGATAGGTGGGAGGGCATCGCGCAAAGGGCGATGGCGCGCATGGGGACGCCGCAAGGTATGAGGTGGGTTGACAATTGAGGTACAAGCAGCTAGGGCAGACCCGCCCCGCGGATACGAACAACACCGTCTTGCTGACACCGATTCGCGGGTTCCACTATCGGTTCAAGATAATCGTCGCGAACAACACCGCGGGGGCCATCGCCTACCGCATCTTCCACGACGATGACGGCACCACGTATGACCAGAGTACAGCCCTCGCCTACGACGTGAGTCTCGCAGCGAACACCAGTACTGAGGTTCCATCAGACGGCTGGATTGCCGCGGATAACCCCAGCGGGCGAATTGCTGTCCGTTCTGCGACAGGAGATGCGCTGACGTTCACGGCCTACGGAATCTCCGAGAAGGTGGGCGGTAGTGCCTAGCCGCGTTGTCGAAAAGGGCCACATCTCTATCAACGAGAATCTCTACCGCCTTGCCAATCGCGGTGTGCAGTTCTTCTTCGCAGGGCAGCAGCCGGGGAAAGTCGCCACTGGCCCCTACCGGGACGAGACTAACCCTCACGCCAGCACCGTTACGTGGCGGTCGTTCCGACAAGGTATCGGCCTTGAGGAAATCGACATCAACAACCCCGCCGATATGGAGCGGTGCTGGTGGGCTACCGCGTGGCTGAGGCAGGTGGGTCAGGTGGTTCTGCCCCGAAGGGTCATCACCACGACTGCACCTACCACGAAGAACGATATCGGCGTCATCGCCAACTTCAAGGACTCCGTTTACGTATCTCGGAGCACCGACGTTTCGATTTACAACAACTCCAACGATTCGTACACGAGCAAGCGAACGCTGCTGAACTCCGCGGTGGATTGGGCCGTCGGCCTGTTGAGCGGAACGGAAACGCTGGTTGTCTCCACGGGGTCGGAGTGCGACTACGCTACCGATGCCGATACGTGGGCGCGCAACACAACTGATATCAGGTATGTCACCTTCGGCTACAAAGATCTGCTCTGGGGCATGGACAACACCGGGCAGCTTTACTACACGGACGACCTCTCGGCGGCGTGGACAAGCGATGCACTTCTTCAGCGTCCCGCCGGGGATATCAGTGGCTTGTTCGTAGCTCGGGGTGCTGATCGCAAGACACATCTATACGCGGCCACGAAGGTGGGGTTGTACGTCCATCACGACGAGGATGCTCAATTCGTGGAGACTGATTGGGCAGAGATGCCCTACCACGCGCACGGCGGCAAGGGCACTAAGAAATGGCGCAACCGTATCTTCTACCCCGCGGGCATGGGTCTGTACGACATCAGTATGACTGCCGACGTGCCGTATGCGGCTCCCATAGGTCCCGACAGGGATCATGGCCTCCCTGCGGACTACCACGGGAACATCATTGCCCTAGAAGGGTCTCACAATGAGCTTCTAGCGGCCTTGGACGCCACTACCGGGGTTGGGTGGGAGAATGTCTCCGCACGGTCCTCTGGGGGCTTTGGGAACTCCCGTATGAGCACGTTCGGGGCGGCGGCGGGCTACTCGTTGATTCTCGGCTGGGATGAACGCGGCTGGCAGGTGATTTGGGCTGGGGCTTCCGGTGCTCGCTCCATCTCCGCTATGAGAGTCTGCAACGCCTACGGGCAGTACCGCCTGTGGTGGGCGCACAACCAGGAGGTCTACTACATCGCCCTGCCCGTGGATGCTGTGAACCCGCTGAAGGTATCCACCACGGCTTACGGCACGTCCGGTGTTGTAGAAACAGGCTGGTTTGACGCGGGCACCGCCCACCAGGTCAAGAACGCTCTGTCTGTGAAGGTGGAGACAACTAACCCCTCAACATCCGAGACGGCCAAAGTTGAGTATGCTCTGAACAAATCGTCCACATACGAGACAGCCTTTGACGCTATCACGGCGAGTGGAGAGACCACGTACTACTTTGGAACGAACCGTAAGGGTGTGCCGTTCAGGTCCATTCGGTTCAAGATTACCCTCGCGCGCGGGACTACCATAACAAGCACGCCGGTTCTGCGCCTGCTGTCTCTCTCTTACGAGGTGAACCTGCAATTGCTCTGGGGCATCCAGGCGCACCTCGCCGTGAAGGACAGGGTGAACGGTGTGAACGCCAAAGATCAGTTGGGCAATCTTCGCTCCGCTATGCAGGGTTCAGCGACGGGAGAACTTGTCGAAGTCACCTGGCGCGATGACGACGGGGATACGCAGAACTACTACATGAGACCACGGAACCTGCGTTCACTGGAAGAAACAGGCCGTCTGTACAGCAGCGAGGTAGTCTTTGAGGCCATTGAGCCGGTGCAGAGTACAAGCCGATGACGCTTAGGGAGGATATTGCACTACGTGGTGGAGGTGAAGGGCATCTCTCTGTGTACCGGGCGTTGGTTCGGGCCAACCAGAAGGAACCGGAGGACTTCGTATTCATGGGTGGAGCGGTTGACTTCGTGATGCAAAAGGTTCCGCGGGCGCTCGCAGTGATAGCGACGGGCGAGACACGCTCGGCGGTTCTCGGGATACGTGCTGCGAGTCTGGGACAGAGTATACACTTGGACATAGTTGACGAAGCCGAGGCGCTACGGAGTTCTGACCAGATAGCCTCCCGGCTCGTCAGGGGGATGTAGGCATGGCGATACGGTTCGCAGGGCGCTTGAAGGACGACGACGGCACCGCCATTGAGGGCGCTAGCCAGAACGTCGATATCTACGCTGAGGGAGATACGGCGACATCCCTTGCCGGGGATACGACGGACTCAAGCGGTGAGTTCGATATCAGCTACGCGACTGACGGTGCGTATGACTTGAAACTCACGCATCCCAGCAGCAAGTACTGGTGGTGGAACGCGCGCGACGAAGTGCAAGTCAAAACCGTCCAGATATGGAACGGGGACGCGAATGAGTACGCGCTTTCCGTCGTACGCGCGGAAGATGCAGCGTCGGTTGAAGTAGCTGAGTTTCAGGGCAACCGCGCCACGCCTGCCGCTGGCGATGCAGCATATTTCTCACTGAAGCTTTCCGACTCTGCTGGAAACCAAGACGAGTTCGTGCGGTTTTCATGGGTGGCTGTAGACGAAACCACTACAACCGAGGACGGCAGGCTCGACATAGGCGTTATAGCAAACGCGTCGCTGGGCACCGTACTTTCAGTGGACAGTGCCCTGCTTGACGTGAAGGACGGGGTGGTTCTCGAACTGAACGAACTCGCTCGCTGGGACACGGCTGGTGCCGCTACCACGGCTGCCGCGTACCAGTTTGGCCGGGACGACGGCAACGTGATGCACGCCAACGTACCCACAGGCGCGACATTCGAGTGGTCTGTGAACGATGTGGCCGAGATGACTCTGAGCGCCACGGCCCTTGGTCTCGGGGCCAACACCATCACGACGACTGGTGACATCACGGGTGGAGGTATCCACGTCACCGGGGACACCGCGGCAGGTGATAGGGCGGCACTCGGCTACACGGGTACTGAGGGGCTGGTCCTGACCGGGCAGGGTTCGAGCACGGATGTCACCATCAAAAACGATGCTGACGGCACGGTTATCAGTATCGCCACGGGAACCACCACTGTCACCTTCGCCGGGGCAGTCACTGCCAATGGCGGTACGGTCACTATCGGCACTGTGGACATCAACGGCGGAACGGTGGATGGCATCTCCTCGCTGACCTCTTCCGGCGACCTCGACATCGGCGCTCACGACTTCCGTGCTGCCACGTTGACGGCGGACGGCCTGACCGCTGGGCGCGTGGTGTTCGCTGGTGCGTCTGGCCTGCTGTCCGACGACGCGGACATGACGTTCGCCACGGACACGCTGACTGTCACGAAGCTGGGTGCCTTCGAGTTGACGGGCAAACTGACCGCGGGGGGCACGGAGATTGAGGGTTCTGCGTTCGACATCAACGGCGGGACCATCGACGGAGTTTCTTCGCTTACAGTTGCGGACGGTGGCGGGTTCGTTGTTGGACACACAGGGCTGATTACCGTTGGGGACAACGCCAAGGCACAGATAATCGGGACCGGGACCGGCGACACCGACCTGTACATGCTTGCGTACAGCACCAACGCAGCGGTTGCGCCTGAAATGCGGTTCATAAAGAGCCATCACGGGACCGTTGGTTCCCACGGGGCGGTTGTCAACAACGAATTGCTCGGGAGCATCCGGTTCTTCGGCGACGACGCGACCGATTCGGATACTCTGATTGCCGAGATTGTGGCGTATGTAGACGATGCCACTCTCGAGACAGGACACATCGGCGGAGAATTGCTGTTCCGTACCTCAACCGAAGGTGATTCCGGGGCGGTCACCACAGCCCTGACGATCTCCAACGCTCAGAAGGCCACGTTCACCGGCGTGGTCGTGCTGACCGACACCACCGACGCGGGCACAGGCGGCACGACCGGCTCCATCCAAACAGAGGGTGGCATCGCATCGAAGCTGAACATCAACACCGCGGCCAACCTGGACGTGGAGGGGTACGCAGCGTTCGGGAACGGCATCGCCCTGACTGCGGATGCGACGGTCGCCATCGACCGAGACTTTACGACGTCCTCGGAGGGAAAGCAGCTTTGGATTCGTGGCGACACTACCATCGCCATCAGCGACGTCGCACACGGCCTCTACAACGACCCCTCGTTCACGCCGCACTCATCCGGGACGCACGGGATTGTCACCGGCGCGTACTTCCGAGTGCAGGGTGCAGGAGCGATTCCGAACAACGGGGCTACCATCACGACCCTTGCGACGGTCTACATCGCTGATGCGCCATCTTTCGCAGGCACAATAACAAACGGCCCCTACGCTCTCGTCGTGGACGCTGGCGACTCCCGCTTTGACGGCAAAATCATCAGTGACGACACGACGAACGCCACAAGCGGCACAACGGGCGCTATTCAGACCGATGGCGGCGTAGGCATAGCCGAAGACCTCTACTGTGCGAAGGCCCTCAACACGCCCGACGGGATGGGCGCAGACGGCGAGCAGCTTACGTCTGGCGGCGACAATGTGGCGATGGACTGGGCCGCGGCTGGGTCGCTCCGAGAGTTCAAGAACATCGGGGAAACGCTCAATCCGCAGAAGGCCCTCTCTGCCATCCTCTCAGCCCCAGCAAGGTTGTTCACGTACCGCCGTGAGACAGAGGGCGGCGGACACGCCATCACGACCGGAGATTACGAGACAACCTACGCAGGTGTCATGGCCGACGAAGCCCCGTGGGTGATGCACCAGCACGGGCGCATCTTCTCGCCGGTCAGCGCCTTTGGCTACACCGTAGCCGCGTTCAGGGCCATGCAAGATGAGATCGACGACCTCAAGGCGCAACTCGCAGCCGCATAGGAGACGCACATGGCAATCAACCTTGAGAAGATCGCGGAGGAACTCGACAAGGCGGACAGCGGTTCCTCTGCGGCTACTTCCACCTTCCGTTTCTTCCAACAGGGCAAGGCCGCGGAACTGGACCTGTCCACAGAGCAGAAGCAGGTGCTCAAGGAGCGGTTCACCGAACAAGTCACGGCGGCGCGCGACGCGGCTCAGGCCGTGCTGGACGAACTAGAAGCGTAGGGTGCCGCTCAAAAAAGGGCGCAACTTGGAGAAAAAGGCATGGACAAAAGGGTAATCCTGGTCAGGGCCTATACCCGCGTGTGGCTGGCGACGCTGCTTACCGTGGCGCTTGTGGCAGCACTGGTGGTGTTGCTCAAGGAACTTACCTCGTCAGACACCGAACCTGCGCTGGTGGCCCTGCTGGGCACAATCACCGGGGGCTTGGCGACTGGTCTCGCGACCATCGTGACCGCTATTGCATCGAACCCGTCTGACCGCAGCGACGATAACGAGGGGTAGAAGTTGCATGGATGCGCTGGCAGTTGGTATTATTGGAGGGTTGATCGCCGTCGTTGGGGCGGGCGGCAGCTATCTACTGCGCCGGATTGAGAACCGCCTGAACAGCTTGGAGACACGATTCAACGACGCTATCCATGTTTTCACTGACCGCGTAGCCCGCCTTGAGGAACGCACGTCCATCTACCCTTGGGACATCAACCGCAAACGCTGAATACCCCCCTCCCGCGGAACGCCCTCGGCTCGCACACCGGGGGCGTTTCGTTTTCAGGGGCCAACAATGTGCCGCAGTTACTCTGCCGTCCACCTTCCCGTTTCCTGTTGCTTTAGGGCTGTCATCCGCTCCCGTAGCGCCCGCAACTCGTCGGCTATGGCGAGGAGAGCATGGAAAATCCACGGGTAGTCGGCTCTTCCGTGAAAAGATGCAAGTGCCTTCTCGTAGTTGCTCTGCTCACTCATCGGTTCCTCCTTACCCACTCCTCACGTACCAGCCCAAGTTCACGCCAGAGGGTCATCGCGGCCATCTTGCTGAGTGTAGCCAGGTGCCGCTTCCTCATGTTCCCGCGGTCGTCGCGCATCGTGGTGCCGATGACCACCTGCTTGTCGAACGCAACCCACATCTGCTCACCATCCGGGTCTCCGGCAAGGACGACGTGCCTCACCATACCTCCGCTAACCCATCTGGGAAACCCTTTGCGTCCTCCGGCACCGCGCGATCCAGGAAAATCTCCTCCCCCTTGACAACGCCGTGCTTCTCGTGGACTGTTAGTAGCCACTGCGTAGGGGGAAGCGCCGAGTGCATCTTGTTCAGCGCAAACTCTGTCACGCCAGGGAACGAACCGTTGATGTAGATAGGCCCGACAGGGGTAGGGAGTTTGGTGCTGGCGTGGAAGTGGCCCATGCACACCACGTCGAAGTGTTGATCGGCGGGGAGTAGTGTTTCCCTGAGCCGCTTCGTCACCCTGTCGATCCCGTAGTAGGGAAAGTTCAGCCACGACGGGATACCGTCGCCGTGCATGTGCAGGATGCGTGTGCCGAGCACGTTGGTGATGGCGTACTTGGCCTTCGGGATGTGGAACGTTACGTGCTCTTGGTTGAGCAAGTGCTGTCGGGTTTGCTGATAGGTGAGCCAGTCCCAGTTGCGCTCTACGGCTTCTTTGTGGCGGGGTTTCCTGTCCATCCTACCGTGGTTTCCCACAGTACAAGAAACGAGGATGTTGTCGAAGTGTCTTGATAACTGAGCCACGCTGTGGGAGAGCAGTTGTGCCGTTGCAGCACTAGCGGCAATGGGGCTGAGTTCGTTCGTCCCCGCTGCGTCATCGTGTATCTCCCCACTCACCATGTCCCCGTCCATGAGGAAAACGAGTTCGTCTAGTTTTTGCCCACCCCTACGCTTGTCCGTCGTCAGGTCAATGACAACCTGCGTCCACAACCCCAGCCTCTCGCGAAACGTCTGCCAGTCGTACCCCCCAAGCCCCCCAACCGCCTCCGCCTTCACCACCTCCCCTGCGTGTGTGTCCGAGAGCATCGCTACCGCCACGTGCTTCCCCCCCGACTCCTCGCGCGACGCGCGCCTCTTGTAGACTTGCACCTGTGGCAAGGGAACGATGGCATCACGGAACGCATCGACGAGCATCTCGTCAGCAGCACGTTGTTTGACAAGAGCGGCATACTGTTTCTTGATACGCTCCGACTCAAGGCGCTCTCGCTCCGCTTGGATATCCGCGTCAACGGCTTCTTCGACGGGTTGCTCTTCTTGGGGCGGGATGTTGCTCGTGAGTCTTGCGTCGCTGAGGACGTGGCGCACGTAGCCAACGGAGGCTTTCGCTGCTGGCGCTATCTCTCTCGGCGTGAGTCCCTCGCGGTGCAGTTCTAGGATGCGCAGGCGTTTCTTTGGCTCTCTGCCGTACTTCTCCTTCGGCGGGCCAGCCTTGACTTGCTGGCGCACCTCGCGCACGTAGCTGGGAGACCCGCCTAGCCTGTCGGTAATCTGCCGCGGGGACAGCCCCTCGCCCAGAAGCTCAATGATGCGCTCCTTCTTAGACAGTCTCCCTCTCTCCTACTAGTGCAGCGGGTGGCCCGCAAGCCAATATGCGGTGAACGGTCTGCTTGAGGCCACTAGGACCATGGGCCGCTACCACCCGCTGCTGTGCTCACCGCAGGCCGGATTCCCCACCCGGCTTCTGACGGGACTAGTCGGCAGACTTCCCTAACAACCCTTTCGGATGCTCAACCCCCCGCTGCCGCGGGCTGCGGTTTGCGATATAGGTGGACTACCTGCCCAAGTACCCGATGTTTGAGGCTGTCCACTGGGCCTTCCACTCCCAGTCGTCCATCACGTAGCACCTGAAGTCATGCTCTGGAATGGAGATGGTTTCGTTCACTTCCATCTCGACCATGAGAATGACCCGGTCGTAATCGCCAGTATGGTCCTCTGGTTCGGGAATTGAGAAGACAGCCGCCACTTTGCGACCGGCCCGTGCGTCGGCTAGACGCCGGTCCAGTTCCTCAATGACGGTTGCCCGCCAACCTCTCAGTGCTTTCTCGAATACCGTGCGATGGCCCGCACGATTCTTCCTCAGAGCCTCTAACAGCTCGGCCTTCGGGACGGTTACGTTTTCCATGTCTCCCCCTTTGCGATATAGGTGGGTGGGTAAGAAACTACCCTGCCACCATCTGCCCCACCTGTCACAGCCGGTAGGCCGCTGAACAACCGCAGGCCGGATTCCCCACCCGGCATACCTGTCTTCCTCGCAGAAGATGTCCCGCCAGTCCCGGTTATCATCCCATGAGGCTCCGTCCTGCCAAGAACGTGACTGGGCTGTTCTCTCATGGACCTTCAACCCCGGCGTTGGCACGCCGCTACGGTTGCGAAATACAGGGGCAGGGCGGGCCGGAATCGGTTGCAACAGCCCGCACGCTTCGTGTCCGTGCCGCACTGTGGGTCGGTGACTCCGGCAAACAAACGCCATCACTACCACCTTCGCAATGACTGCCGAGACCCTCGCGCTAGGCCGCCACCCTGCCCCGTCAAATCCTCTCACTCGCGCTTGACGTCCATTTCTAGCGGAAGGTCACCTTCGCCCCGCATGGCAGCGTCAAACGATTCCTCGACGAACTCTGGCTTGACGCGCTTGATCCGCTCCATAACGGTTTCTGAGGTTGGGGTTGGCCTGCTTATCCGTCTTTTGGGCGAGACGAACCTGCCGAACCCATCGATCTTGGGCTTGCTCCAGAGTGGCGAGTGGCACTTCGGGCAGGCCGCTGGCTTTCCAGGCTTCCGCGGGAGCCATGAGTGGTTGCACCTGAAGCACCTTTTCTGTGTGACCCTTATCATGGTCATGAGTGTATCGCATCACCCACGGCGGCGCAACAGGCCACGTCGCCGACCTTCCGCCGGTCTCAGATGCACGCGGTCATGGCAATGAATACAGGCGGCGTAGAACCGCTGACCCTGCGCTTCGGCCTTCGGACCGGGCAGTATCTCGCCACCCTGCGAGCGCGGTATGAGTTCATGCACCGTCGTGGCCCTGCCCCAGCAGTGAGCGTCCCACTTGACCTCGCACACCCTGCGCGTGCTCAGAACTTCAGCGACGAAGGCCCTGCGTTCGACGTAGACAGCCTCCATGCGGGGCGAACGTCTCTTTGGCCGTGTGCGCTTCACCTCCACTTCTCCGCCAGCCGTCTCTTGTTAGCTGCCTTCGTAGCCTGTGCCGAGCGCAGGTGTGCGTCGCCAGCGCGGTTGTTCCACGTTCTGACCGGGATGCTGTTGACGAACTCGCACTTGGCACCACACCCTCTTCGCGAGCACCTACCGATTGGCGGCGTACCGTCCGGCGGTGGAATCTTCCACAGATGACCCTTGCGCTTGCCCTTGTACGGCCCTTTCCTAAGCACAGGCCCCTTTGGGCAGCTAACGAGCTTCGGCAGTGGCGGTTTGGGTTTACCCATGCTCGGCCTCCTTGAGTTCTTCGGCCAGCCATATCCCTGGCTCAACGTCTAGGATATTGGTTGCCTCACTTTGGGCCAGCAGATACTTCCGCAGCAGCCGCCTTGCTGTGTCCGCGTGCTGCAAGTCGGAGAGCGTCACCAGCGCGTGCGGATGCGCCTTCGACCCGCACCAGAGCGATGCGTCTGAACGCGCCAGCAGTGCCTCAATCCCCGTCATTCTCGGCCCCCTTGATGCGCGCGGCGAGGACGGCCCCAGCGAGTCGCCATTCGTTCATCGTGGTTTCGTCCGCTGTTCCCAACTCAACGCCACCGTCAAGTTCCCACCACGAACTCACCCACGCGATGCAGTCCGCGGCGAGCAGAATGTCTCCAAGGCCAACGTCTTGGACGGGTGGCGACCAAATACTGCCATCCGGCCTCATGGCCAACCTGATTTCACCAGCCTGTTGCTCAATGGCCGTCTTGCCCATCACTCGGCCTCCTTGATGCGCGCTGCGAGGGTGTCGATGGCGAAGCTGAGGTTGTGGCTAAGTTTGCGCTCCGAATCGCTAGGGCTAGCGTTCCATCCGCGGAGTTCCCGCACGAACGCGATGCAGTCCGCGGCGAGACGCAGGTCGGCTAGGGTCAAGACTACTTTCGTTTCCCCCCCAGTGGTGATTACCCGTATGCCGTAGCCACATAACACGTCGGCCTCTTGAAAACCGTGTTCAGGAAGCCACTCCACCACTTCCTCTATCGCCGTTTTTCCCATCGTCAATCCTCCCGCCTGTTCACTAGGCCATCCGCCGCTTCCATCAGCACCTCGCGCGCCTCGTCTATCGCGTAGTTCACGTCACCTTCTCCTTGCTCACTGTCTCTGTCACGGATCGTTCGGCCCATGCTTCGCGCCATGCCAGGTCGGTTCCCGGCGGGCCTGTCCACGCGTGCACCGCCCACCAGTCCATTCCTTCGTCGATAGCGGCCCCCGGTCCTGAGAATCGCACCTGCTTGTCATCGGCCCACAGCAGTCCCTTGCACACGTCCTCAGCGGCTTTCTGAAGGTTGGTCAAATCCCAATCCAGCACAGACTTGACACGGCGCATGTCAACCTCACCACCCTTTCGCCGCGGCGCGTCCACGGGAGCCGCGGGACTCGCGCCGAAGGCCCAGGCCGCGCCAACAATCCACGGAGAGGGCCACCCGTCCACGTCGGCGAGTGCTACCCGCACAAGGTCCCGCATCCGCCCTCTCCACGCAGCGTAGGCCCTGCCACGCGGGGATTTGCGGAGCATGGCCCCAGTCATCCGCGGCGACGGCATAGGCCGCCCCAGCGCGAACAGCACGATATGGCGGATTCCGTTGGCAGCGGTCCAAGCGTCCACGGTCGTCACGTTACTTCCTCTCGGTCAGGGCATCTCGTATTGTTTTCTCCATCCGTTCCTTGCGTTCCTTTCGAGCCACTTCGCCGCGCACGAAGTTCTGGCAACCGAACAACTGCCCGAGCCTCTTGATTGTGCAGGGCATGAAGCTCCGGTCACTCCTGGGCAGTGGACACTTCTCGTTGCCACAAGGCTCGGGATAGTTGCCACAAACCATCGCGTAGGTGCTTCCGTCTTGGCTATCCATCATCCTTCCTTACGAGCGCCTCCCCAGCAAGGGCGTCGTCCATCCTCGCGGCGCAGTCGTCCTCGTGGCCCTCGGGTCTGCCACAGGTGCCTCTCTGCTTGCCGTCGCGGTAGACGGGCAAACCACACCTGGGAATGAACTCATGGCTAGACTCAAGCTTCTGCATCATCCGCCGCCGCCACCATTTCGGTAAAATGGCTTGGCTCAACGGAACGTGAACAACGGCATCCCAAGCTAGCCCACAGTTGGCGCATCGTCGGTCCGTCATGGCTTCTCCTCCTCTATGGATAGGACGGCTGCGAGAACTTCCTCAACGATGTCTGCTGCCCGTCTGAACGTGGCGTAGATAGCCATGTAGGACGGTCCACCTTCGGTGTCGTTGGCTTCCCGTCGTAGCACATCCGGCAGCGCCTCCACCGCAGCGAGCCGAGCCTTGAGGCGGTCGCGGTCAGCTGACACCCCGATCAGATGGCTTGACATGGCATCCAATGCCTGTTGCAGCGCGTTCGCCTCATCTACCATGTTGCTAGCGGTTCGCTCGCGGACCTCGCATCTCGCCAAGTCGCCCAGTTCCTCCCGTAGCCGCAGGCTGTCTTGGCCAAGGGCCTTTGCCCACGCTGCTTCGGCGTTCTGTGGATTGCGATCAAGCGTCCAGGCCGAGGCTTCCGTCCATCTCCGCACCTGTTCCTCAGTCAGCGTCGTCATGGGTTTTTCCCCTCTCTCACCACGGTAGCGACTCAAGGCTACCCCGGTGTATCTGTCTAGCCTGCCTGATGGCTAGCCCGCACTTCGGGCACCTGCCCGTGACCGCAAGTTGCGGTTTGCCGTTCTCCACCACCCACTGCATCTCTAAGACTGGCTCGACTTCACCACACCCGCCCCAGCATGTCATCTGCCGATCCTCTGGGATGACGGCGTTGTAGAGTTCAGCCTGGTTCACCAGCCACCCCCTTGTCATAGGCATCCCAGTGATCTCGGTCTCCGTCACTGGTTTCGGGAGTGTCGTTACTATCTCGCGTAACCAGAGGTTCTCTCCCCCCCTTAGGGGGAGAACTAGTTACGTCACCCCCCGCGTAACCGGTGTCGCGGAGAGAGATAAGTGTCCACTGATTGGTGTTGGGGATTTGCATCCACAACCTATCCCGGTAGCTTGGCTTGTTGAGGTACGACCGCGTTCGGTTCTGGTCGTGGTTTAGGCTCTCTGCTATCTCCCCGGCTGTCTGCGGACCTCGCTTCAGCACGTATAAGATGCGTTCTTTCAGTGATGTGCCCTCTGCGAGCACTTCGTCCTCTCTGACATCACGGGTCTGGTAGTAGATGCCTATCGTGTTCTGTTCGTCATCTTCCTCGAATGTCATCTCATAGCCGTAGGGTTTGAGCTTCCGGCCGCGGTTGATCTTCGAGTGATAGAGGCCGACCCGCAGGGACTTCTCGCCCGGTTCTTGCGAAGCCTTGAGAAACCAGTTGTTGCGTCCGTAGTCCCACCAGTAGACAGACCCAAAGGGTCTAATTTCAGACCCCTTCCTAACGACCGACTCCGAGCTGATGTGGGTAAAAACGACAGCGGAGCACCCGGTCGCGCCGACGCATTGATAGAAGACACGCGGTGCATCTGGCTCGTTGATATTGGTGGCGACAGCCTTGCCCAATGAGTCGTAGAACACGGTTGAGATGTCGTGGTCTACTACGTCTTTGATAACGCGATCTATCTGCGATTCCAGTGGCCCCGAGAGTCGCCGGTAGATGATGGCCTCGTTGCTCAGGCTGGCTGCGGCTTCAGGAACGTGAGCAAGCAAGGCGTCTCGGACCGTCGCGAACTCTTCGTCGTCTGTTTCCCAGTCAAGGTACAGGACGTTCCCCTTCTCCCGAATGTCTACTCTAGGCAGGAGGGGGATTCCGCTAGCGATTGAGATAGAGAGTGCTGCTCCCAGCGTGGTCTTTCCGCTGCTGCCGTGGCCGAAGATGATGTTTGGCTGCATCCGGCGCACGAACGGGTAAGCGATCCACGGGGATGGCGCGCTGGGCTGGAACGTCACCATGTCAACCGCCCTGGTTGTTTCTTCCAGAGACTTCACCACTTCTGCCCTGACGTGCTGGAGGATGGCCCGCCAGTTTGCCTCATGGCGCTCGCTTAGTTGCTTCACCATGCGGTCGTCAAACGTCGGTAGCAGGATGTTCTGTGACACTGGTCCGAAGAGGACGCCGCCCGCGCCTACGGTGATGGTAAGCCATAGGCTGATGCCCTCTTTCCGCTCTCTGATGCGGTCGGCCTCGATAAAGATATCTTCGCTTGCCCACATGAAGCGCAGCCGCCCGGTGATCGACTTGTCTACTTGTGGGCCGATGAGCGTTTGACCTTTGTAGGATGCGGGCCGGACCTGCTCGTACCGCCAGACCGACGCGACCTTCTTGAGAACGTCTGCTTCCGGGAAGGGCGGATCGCATTTGGCTGCGAAGTCTTTGAGGATGGCGAGGGCTATATCTCTGGGCGTGCCGAAGGCACGGAAGTAGCCTGCCAGCCGGGTACATGCCTGGTCCCTCCCTGGCTGGCTAGCCCCCTTGGTGAGCAGTTCTGACACCCAGGTCTCGTACTGTTCCTTGGGCGCTTTGCTGCCAATGGGTGGCTTCGCTGCGAACTCTGCCAGTTCGGGCCATGCGAGGATCGGCACCTCCCGCGCGAATTCGTAGACAGTTCCGTTCACCGAGGATGGCGGGGCCACAACGTATCCGCCGGTTCCGCGGATGTCTACGCCGTCTAGCAACCCCGCGGTCTGCTTGATGCGTTTGTCGTATTCGATGTAGAGGTGCAGCCCGCGCGGAGTGCGAACCGTCATCGTCTTAGGCGGTATGAGTCCGACAGCCTTGAGGTTGGTTTCGGCCTCTCGCTTGTCGAGGTCTACGACGGTGAAGGATTCCTCGCCCGTGGCGATGCCGACATTGGCGAGTGGGTAGAGATGGAAGAGTGCCGTGATGTGCTCCGGGTCTTTGCTCGCAGACTTACTCCCGTGTGGCTGAAGCTTCTTGTCTGAGACGGGAATCTTCTCCCCCGGTGACAGCGCAAGTACGCGCCAGCCGCGTTGTGCATATCCAAGGGCAGCGTTCAGGCGTTCAGGTTGCATAACCCACCATAAAGAAAGCCCCGATCCCTGCTGGCCGAATGTTGCGTAACATCAGAGCCGGAACCGGGGCTGTTTGCGCCTGAGCGCGATATGTTCGTCCAGCGACTCCGACGTTACGCACCTTCATCCTACCCTACCTCCCAGTGCCCGTGCAAGGCGCGGCGGTCAACCGCGACCAGTCGAGGTCCTCCCGCTCTGATACTGTGCTTTCGTGTCCCGACACTTGGAAGCCCCCGATCATCGCGTGTCAAACGGCTTGTCTACGCCTCATGATCAGAACGTATTGGTGGTGGATGTTGGACACGAAGGCGTAGGGGATGCCGTACGGATAGAGGTTCTTGCTGGTCTGGGCGAGAATCGTGATGCCCTCCAACGTGAGCCCCTGACGAATCAAGGACTCAGCCAGATCAGAGTGGTACGAGTGGAATTCGCTCTTGTGCCTGAAGTCTGACACGATCACACCCATGTACCGACCCGGCTGGAGCTTCGGCACGTACGCGCCCAAGACCCCTGCGATCTTGCCCACGAATTGCTGATAGTCGACAATTGAACTCAAGTCCCGGCTGTCATGGCCGTAGTCGGTGGGCCGGTCGTGGGCCAATCGCTCAGCTTTGACCTTGTGATCTGTGTTCTTGGCGAGAATCCCCCAATACGGTGGACTCGTCACCACGAATCCCACTGAGCCGTCCTCCAGGCTCGCGGCTAGTTCGGACGCGTCCCCCGTCCACACTTCCGGCAGGGCCCGCACATCCGGGGATTCCACGGAACCGAACAGATCCAACTGGGGGGAGGAGCTTTCCTTGATTCTCTGCCGCGCAATCTCCGCCCATCGGTCGTAGAGCTCAATGCCTATGACTCTTCGCCCCGCATGGAGTGCTGCCACGCATGTGGAGCCAGACCCAAGGAAGGGGTCGACGACGAGTTCGCCTTTCTTGGTGAAGAAGCGAATCAGCTTTTCTATGTCTGGCTCAGGAAACGTGGCTGGGTGGAGGACCTTCAACTTATCCCGAGTCGGTGATTCGCTGATCAGCAAACTCGGGATCGGTTGCTCGGGGATATCGCCCGCGTCATCTAGGCCTTGTTCGCGAAGCCAGGTGCTGAACTCCAGTGTCAGTTGCTGGAGCTTGCGATGCACGGGCTCAGGTCCCAGCCATATGCTCTTTGTGGAAATCATCCATTCCTTGTAGTCGAGGTCGTTTAGGACGTTCTCCATCGGTCCATTCACATCCTTGTGGTCACCAGGTCCTGCGACTCGGCTCTCCTACCCTACCTCCCGGTGCCCGTGCAAGGCGCGGCGGTCAACCGCGACCAGTCGATGTCCAATCCATTCCGCGACTGGCGATGCAACGCCGTTGCCGATCATCTTGTACCTGCCCGAGTCGCTGACTTCCGTGCCGTCTGCGCGCCATCGCGTCCAGAAGTCGGGCCACCCTTGCAGCCGTTCGCACTCTCGCGGGGTGAGGCGGCGAACAGAAGCCTGCTCCACAACCACGGTACCTATGTCCCGACTCGGCAGCGGCCCCTTTGCGTCCCTTGCGTTCAGGCTACTGGCTACCACCACATTCCCCTCGTCGCCGTAGCTGTCAGGGTTGGTGCGGTTCGCCCTGAGAGGCCGGGCTATGTAGTTGTCTCGGTCTCCGTCGTGGCGATGTCCTTGAGTGCCCGCTCTAACTGTGTGGGCAATGTCTTTCCTTGCTTCTCGGCCCGTCTCAGGATTCCCTCCGCAGCTTTCACAGAGAGATAGTACCGTTCGGACACTTGCGGCTCCAGGACCGCCGACAATGAACACGCGGCGGCGGCGTTGCGGGATTCCGAAGTGCTGCGCGTCCAGAACCGCCCACGCGACACCATCGAACCCGAGTTCAGCCAGGGCGTTGAGGATAACGGCGAAGTCAGCTCCGCCGTTGCTAGATAGGAGTCCACGAACATTCTCAATGACGCACCATCGTGGCCGCAGTTCGGACAGCACCCGCTCAAACTCAAACCAGAGACCGCTGCGCTCTCCCCCAAGACCGGCCCGCTTTCCGGCCACTGATAGGTCTTGACAGGGGAACCCGCCGTAGACAAGATCGCAGGGTGGCGGTTCGCGTTCAACCCCTGGGCCGGGTCGCGCAGGCTGATGTCGTCCGTTCCTGCCTGCCACTCGAAGCTCTGATTCTCGGCCACTCCGAACGTCTCGCACATGATGAATTGCCTCTCGCCCCCGTACCTGCCCTCGCCCCTGATCGCGTAGGCTAACTCCCGCTGCATCTCCAGATTTGAGCCACCCGCGCGACCGCGCTGTATCAATGCCCACGTCTCGCACATCGGCTATCCGCTCCACTTCCGGCCAGTGCCGCGCTAGCACGGCGCGACAATCTTCGTTGATCTCCACTTGTAGCACTGTGTCGATGCCCGCGCGGTCGAAGCCAATCTCAAACCCGCCGACACCAGAGAACAGCGACACGGCCTTCATGTCCTACCTCCCGGTGCCCGTGCAAGGCGCGGCGGTCATAGGGACATCCCCGCCTGCGCTACCTCGCGCTCCACGTCAGGCAGTAACTTCCGGTGCTCGGCGATGTCGCAGTAGTGCGCGTCCAGGTCGATGCCCGTGAAGTCGAACCGCTCCGCCATGCACGCCAGCTTCGTGGTGCCTGAGCCCATGAACGGGTCCAGAACGGTGCCTCCGGGCGGTGTGACCAGCCTCACGAGCCAGCGCATCACGGCGACGGGCTTGACCGTGGGGTGGTCGTTGCGGGCCTTGCCACGGTCTACTCCGTGAGCGGCAGGCATTTCTTCCAGCCCGTACTCCCGTTCCCGCCGTGACGCCTTCGCACAGTAGAAGAACCGCGACGCCCCGCCGGTGTCACCGTAGGCCACCATCACATCGCCTGCAGTTCGAGACTCGGCTCCGATACTCTGAGAGCGCCGTCCACCCTTAGAAGATGCGCGCTTGATAACAGTGCCCGGTTTCGATGTAGCCCGCTCCCCGCTCTGTTCGTCCAGCATCCGCACCGGGCAGTCCGGGGTGCAGTCCCACGCCGCGACCGTCTCGGTGCCGTCGGGGTCGGCATAGCCACCGCTCGGGGTAACTCGGCCACCTCCGAATGTGCCGCCGGTATATTGCTTCGTTAGGTCCGGATTCTTCTGTCCAAGATGGGGCGCACCCTGAACATTCCGCGTCCCGACCTCGCGGCACTCCGGCGTGTGCGTGAGGATGACGTTCGCAGGCCAGCGACCGGAGTCGACCGGCACTATGTCATGGCCTGTGCGATACCCACGCGTTGCATGAACCTTTCCGGATTCGCCGTCATGCTGGAACTCTGACTGATGACTCCGCGTGGTGCCGCCTTCAGTCCCAATCCTGCACCCGTCCACGTTGATCGCCCCGGTGCCGTGGGCTAGGACGTTCGCCGCGACGGTCCCGATGAGCGGTTTGCGGGCCAGCACTATTGGCTCCCACGCGGGCTTGAGCGCAGTCCCCCAGCCGTCCCACTGGCGGGCCGCGTCGGTCGCAGGGGCGGTGATATCGAACTCACTCACACCATCCCCCCTGTCGTTGCCCCAAGCATTTCCACATGTATCCGGGCGACCATACAAACCATCCGACTTTGCCTGAGCACCTGTGCGCTGCCCCAGAACCTCTCGCTTTGCTCCCGCCGCCTTGTCGATGGCCTTGCTCACGTCCAACGACTTCGGGAATCCTTGCCCGTAGAGCCACATGAGCATCTGCACTTCACCGCCCAATTCCGGCACGGTATCGCGTATCTCGAATCCCGCGTCCTCGATGGCGCACATGAGGCGATGGTGGGTGCGCGTGCCGCCGAACGCCAGCAGGTGAGCACCGGGCTTGAGGACGCGCAGGACAGCCTGCCAGAACGGGATGCCGGGAACACCGTGGTCCCAGCCCTTGCCCATGAACTCCAGACCGTAGGGCGGATCGGTCACGCACGCGTCGAAGGATTCGCCCTCAAACGTCGGCAGCACTTCCAGGCAGTCGCCGCAGATCACCTTCACGTCCTGCCCCCCGGTGCCAGCAGCCGCGGCGGATGGTAGGGCTTGGCCCATGTAGACGCGGAGAGTCGACGCAGCAAGGCGCGACCACTGGTTTCGTCGTAGTGGCGTTTCGGTTCTTTCATCTGCTCTCTCAGAATACGGCCTACCTGGGTTTTTGAGTAGCCGGTAGCCCTGGCGATCTTCGCGTAAGACATACCCTTGCCGCTCAACTCGTGAACCCTTTTCCAGATTGCGGGCTTCCTGGGCTTCCTGAGCTTTGCTGCTAGTTGCGGGTCGTCGTGCCTGCAAAACGGCAGCGGGCACTTGAGACAGTCCGTGGCGATATCGCACGAGCCCAAGTCGGGATGCGTGCCCGGAGTCACGACGGTTCCTCTGGCGTTGGCGGCGGATTGTCGCCCCAGTCGTCCTCTGTTTCCTGCACAGGGGCCTCGCGGGCCGCGCCTACTATCTCGGCCCCCATCTCCTGCGCTGCGCGTACCAGCGGTGAGTCTTCGGGGTTGAAGGGTGGTTCGCCGGTCCAGAGTTCGTCGCGCATGGAGCGCCAGAGTTTCACCTCGTCGTTATTCCCATGCAGCCACTCCGCGACAGGCTTGCCAGTTGCGAGGATGGCGCACACCACCTCTGTCTGCCCCTTGAACGCCACCTGTCTTTCGATAGAGGCCCGCGTCTCATCGCGGAGGGCCGGAGTGCCAACCGGCGCTGGCGGAGCGCTCTCCGGGGGAGCGGGGGCGTTTCTCGGTGGGCCTATGCCTCCCGGAACGATGTCGTGGTACACGCCGCCTTGCTGAGTAACGGCGACGCCCAGCAGCACCGATACCCTGTCGCCCTTCTTGTAGCCGGGGTCAATGGGAACCTCGCGGTCCCTCGTGTTTTCAATGTACGCCCCGCGCAACTGCCAGAACACGCCCTTGTACAGCTTCCCGTCCTTACCCGTATCCGGTGTCGTATCCTCGCGGAACTTGTACCGCGGCCCTGTCTCCGCGGCGTAGACGTAACTGATCGTCACGTCCACGGCTGCGAACTTCGTCCGCCCGTCCTTCACCTCGGTAGCTTCGTGCGGCCACTGGTCAACGTGTATGGTCGTCATGCTGTCTCCTCCTTGTCAGCCGCGACTGGTCGAGCCATTCATCTCCATCCCCACAACAACCGCTGCCACCACGACAGCGGCGGGCGAACGTGGAAGACCAAGCTGCCCGCGGGCCAGTCGTGCTCACGAGACGCGTGCTTGCGCACCTTATGGAACGTCTCGCAGACAGGGCACAGGTCGTAGGCGCGGGAATTCTCGGGATACTTCAACGCCCACTCTCCCATGCGCCCCGTGCCAGGGCACGCGTTCTTAAAGCGCCGGTGTGCTCCACGTTGTCTCCACATGGTTAGTCTCCTCTCCTTAGTGAGCATGGCCGAGAGGCCGGAGTGAACGCTGAGTGGACCCCGGTTCGAGTCCTCCATTCTTGGAACGCAGCGCGTTGACCGGCCTTCGATGGAACGATGAGCCATCGTACGCCTGTTTGCGCCCCGGCCAGCTCGTCACATACGACCACCGTGATCGTCGCAGGTTCGCATCGTCACCGAGTATGTTCCTGGTTCCCGGTTATAGACCCTGCGATGGAACCACTCGCCGCACTCCTCACATCGACCTTCTTCCTCCGCGTACTCTGGGCCACCCTTCTCCCGGTACATATCCGGGTCGTACCGTTGCTCCAACTGTGAAAGCGATAGCCCTTCATCCGCGCTGTACCGCCTAGTGCTCACGGCTGGCCTCCCTTGCTGCTTCCAGCATGTCTTCGCCGCCAACGGCGCATCTCGCCTTCGACGAGGGGCCAGCGGGCCGCCTCCCGTTGCTCGCGATACTGTCGAGCCGCCTCAAGGAACGTTGGCGGATCGCACTCCCGCCGCACGGCCTCAAGCTCGGCGCGCGCCACCCATATCCACGCGGACGCCTCTTCCTTGCCGTACTTGCCGACGCCTTCGTGCAGGCAATCGTGCGCCTCCATCATGGCGTCTATCGCTGCCTGGATTCGCTCAAGCATCACTCGGCTCCTATTCCTAGGAAGTGTCGCAGGTGCTCCGACTGCCACTTACGTTCAGCAGCCCTCGCAGCCCCCGCAGCCTCCCACGCAGCCTCCCACGCATTCCCCCACGTAGCCCTCGCAGCAGCCCTCGCAGCCCCCGCA